GAGGGGATGGCCGTATCCCTCGTTTCCTCGACTCGCAAGATTACTCTCGAGTTGTCCGACATTTTAGTCGTCAACAGAGTAGGTAGAAAAGGAGTGGAACAAGGAAGTTGGCGGGTGGAGGGTGAGTATGATTACGACGTTGATTTAGGGCTTGTGGCTAGCCCTGTGCTTTTTGAGCACAACGAGCTTGAGTTACGTGACACTCGTATTCGCAATGGCAGGCTTATGGATTATGTCAAGTTCCTTACAGACTCTATAGCACTACACGGTCATCCTCGAGAGTTGAGTGATGACAACTTGGTAGTGCTAAAGCGGGTTATTCGGAGCTTGCTAGAGCGCCATAAACTGCGCGACAACGATAGGTTCGAGGTGACTCAACTTGTTGAGCGGATGTATTACATTCCGCCCTACTCCACCATCGTGCTCAATGACGCTATGAGCACGGTAGTGGTGAGGGACGTCCGGGACATGTTTTATTCTGTCCCGTTCGATAGCCAATGGGAGCGATTATGGTCGTTTATAGGGTGTAGCACGGGACGCTCACCCTTAGACCGTCCGCGCCCTTAGAGGAGCCAACTTCAACTACCAGGCGTGGTAACGACCAGGACCCGTTACCACGCAAGAGGATTGAAGGTAGTTGAGTGGCCAGGGGAGGTCCCGAGGAGGCAGATGTGTGTGTTGAACTGGCCAGTCACACACACGCAAGTAGCCTGTCACGCCAACCACATTCTCAACCTAGAGAAAGCGGTCGTAGAGCGTGTTTTTAATGTTAAAGACCCTATCACCGGCATAGTAGGGCCACCTCCGATGTGTGAGGAGAACTTTTCCCGAATCAACCGCGGTTTCACAGAGTTATTTGGACGGTTGTGCGCTGGAGTGGAGCCGTACACGCGTGACGAATTTGTCGCGCGAGTACCCACTCGTAAGCGTGCTGCCTACCTTGACGCGCAACGGTCGCTGGACAACCGCGAGCTATCGGTTCGGGACGCATCGGTTAATGTATTCATCAAGTATGAAAAGGAGGTGGTAGGGAATAAACCAGCGGTTCCTAGGTTGATCTCACCTAGAAGCTATCGATACCTCTTGGAGGACGGTAGGTTCTACAGTAAGATCGAGCCGCTAGTATGTGGGATTATTGCGGATATATTCGGTGAAACCACCGTGGCGAAGGGACTGACAGTGAATGAGGTTGGGTCCTTGATAGAGGACAAGTTCAATAGCATGTCTGACCCTGTCGCCATAGGTGTTGATGCAACTCGCTTTGACCAACATGTCTCCGTGCAAGCCCTGCGCTATCAGCACAAACTGCAATCTATGTTTTTCCAGGGTGATGCCAAGAAGTATTACCAGTGGATGAACCGGCAGAAGTTGCGCTCGACAGCAAGCGGGCGCACGAGGAACGGTAAGCTTAGCTACGTTGTGAATGGCACCAGGACCTCTGGTGACGCAGACACTGGTGGCGGTAACTGTTTGTTGATGTGTGCTATGATGTATTCGTTCTTCCGCTCGTTGAATATACCCACCAGTAGTATAAAGCTGGTTAACAACGGAGACGATTGCGTCATCATCACTGAGCGTAGGTATTTGCGATTGGTTTCCACCAAGCTCTTTGGGTTCTTCCGTAGACTTGGGTTCAATATGGTCGCCGAGGAGCCGGTATATGTCTTGGAGGAAATCGAGTTCTGTCAGATGCGTCCGGTTCGCACTAGCGATGGTTACGTCATGGTGCGTAACCCCAAGCGCTCTATGGTTAAGGATGTGTGTTGTGTTAAGTCATTAGCCCATCCAGTGGCGCATAAAGCTTGGACAAAGGCAGTGTCGGATTGCGGACTAGCGTTGGCTGGTGATATTCCAGTGCACAGCGCTTTTTACGCGGCACTCGGCAGGGTTGAGAAGCCTACACATCGAATACGTAGTCGGCGAGTGTGGCAAAGGCTCACTCGAAATGTCCGGGATGAATCTGGCCTGTACAAATGGCATCGAGAGGTAGACGGAGCACAAGAGCATTTAACGTCGCGACCTCTTTCGAGTTTGACCAGGTATAGCTACTTCCTAGCCTTCGGTATCCTGCCACATGAGCAAATCCTGCTAGAGAAAGAGCTGAACAAGCGGGCACCTTCGCATTCTCCGGTTTGCGAGGGCGCCACCCTCATCCCCGAGGGCTTGTTCAGTACAGTCTTCTAAAAGAGGACTATATGGGGTCACATGTGTAAATAACCAAAAACGGTGGTGGGTCGTCCGCCTTAATAATTCCGTGCTAAACAAAATGCCAAGAGACTACACGGTTAACCTGGTGGCATGTGATGTATAGTCCCGCTTTTCGTGGCGGTATCCCATATGACACGAAATGCAAGAAACAAAAATAAAAAGAAAAACAATAAGCAAGTCGCTGTTGCGAGCAAGAACCAACAGCAACAGGCTGCGAAAGAGGTGTCCGCAGGACGCAAGATACTACGTGCCATCGGAGGCATGTCTGGTGGAGCGCTCGGGTTGCTCTCTTCGGGCAGCCTTGCTGGAGCTCACAAAGGTTATACTCTCGGCCGCGGAGTCGGAGACAACGCATCAACAATCCTCGGCCTTGGTAGGTACAAGGTTAGGAAGAACTCGCTTATGGCGTGCACTGACGTTTCTGCGCCGGTACCATTTATGCATAGTGGTGACCAGTCGACAATCGTACGTCACACCGAATATCTCGGTGACGTTACATCAAGTGCGACTGCTAACACCTTCGCAATTTCTTCGGCTTATCCTTTGAACCCCGGGATTATCGATTCATTCCCGTGGCTGTCAACCATCGCCAACCAATACCAAGAATACAACTTTCGAGGTGTTGCGTTTGAGTTCCGTAGCACCAGTGCCGATGCCATTGCCAGCTCCACAAACACAGCCTTAGGCAGTGTTATTATGGGCACAACGTATAACCCAGCAGCAGCTGTGTTCACAAGTAAAATCCAGATGCTTAACGAGTACTTCTCAGTTGACTGCAAGCCTTCTGAGAACATGATCCATTATGTTGAATGTGATCCGAAGGAGAATCCCTTTAACATACTTTACGTGCGTGCTGTCTCAAGTACAACCCCAGCTAATATACAGAATTACGATTTGGGTAATTTCTATATTGCCACTGCTGGGTTTCAGGGCACGAACGTTGTGTGTGGTGAGTTGTGGGTCACCTATGAGGTTGAGTTGCGTAAGCCGGCTGTGGTTGATATTACATACCCGCCCATAAATGCTTACACATTCAAGATACGTGGTACCTCTGGAACCTCAACTTCGAACTATTTTGGCGCCGTTACCCAGTTCTCAACTTTTTCATGGGGAGGTAGCACTGCGACTTTCACCGGGACCACTGTGACCTTGCCACCGGGCTACGCCGGGCCAATTACTGTTATATATATAGTTTATGGTTCCTCCGTCAGTCTTGTAAGGCCCGGTTTTACCGTGTCCAACAGTGTCAACTACAATATCTACAGCAATAATACTGCCAATATTGAAGACAATTCTTCTACCACTGGCGGTACATATTTGTTTACTAGCAGCAACAGCATTCTTAACCCTGCGCTGAACACTGTTATTACCTTCTCAGGGGGCACATTGCCCACATCAGCGACCTCTGACTTTTTCGTTTTCGCCTCGTCCTTAATGTAGACAGGCTTTGGGTGAAGATATCAAGAAACGAGCTAGTGCTCTCCTCCGTCTTCGATATTGTGCGTAGCACGCCGTGAAGCCTTGTCAGTGCTCTCCACTTCACGCATATATTGTTATTTTAGTTTTGGAGATACGTAACATAAAAACCCGTGGTGTTGTCGGCACAACCATCACTTATAAAATCTAAAAATTTAAATAAAACAAAAATAGAACTCTGTGTATCACAGTGCACCAAGTCTAATAAATGACGTCGAATTCGCGACTAAGTTGGTGTGTGTGCCTTCCCACTTTCCTCGGTGGATGGTATGTTGCGTGGAAACACGCTGAGGACATCTAAGTCC